TTCGCTTCACTAGCGCAAGCGCAGCAATCTTCTTCCAATTCGCAACACCTGCTTCGGGCGACATCGAAGGTGTCACCGCAGGAACAGGAATCTCAGGTGGCGGAACTTCGGGAACTGTCACAATCACCAACTCAATGGCCACCGAAATTGATGCCAAGGGCGACCTTATTGTAGGCACAGGCGCAGACACATTCGCCCGCCTAGCAGTCGGCACCAACGGCCACACACTTGTAGCGGATTCCACCGTTTCGCCTACTGGCCTGAAATGGGCTGCGCCTGCTAGTGGTTCAATGACATCTTTAGCAACAGGTTCATTAACAGGTTCATCAGTCACTATTTCAGCAATAGACCAAACTTACATAAATTTACAGTTAGTAATCAAAGGGGCTTATCCAGCTACGGCAGACCAAAGCGTAAGATTAAGATTTAATGGCGACACAAATAGCGTTTATACTCAAGTAAAATTGCGTTCATCAAATTCAACTCCTGCGGTAGGAACTGATACAGCTTGGTATTTTGATGACAATGCCGTTGGTAGCGATGATGTGGCTTTAGGTCAATTAGCTGTTATAGATATTTACAACTATGCAGACACAACAACCCGTTGCGTAATAAATGGGCTAATCTATTATGTTAGCAATACTGCATCAACGCCAACAGTATTAAATCTAACTGGACTTTACAGGGTGACAGATAACATTGACAGCATCACTATTGATGTCAGTTCAGGTAATTTTGGCGCAGGTTCATACATACTTTATGGAGTCAAATAATGATAAAAATACATAATTCACAAACAGGTGAAGTAATAGAACGAGAAATGAACGCTAAAGAATTAGCACAAATGGCAAAAGATGCAGAAGCATTTGCCGAGCGCCAAGCCGAAGCCCAAGTAAAAGCCCAAGCCAAGGCAGCAGCCGAGGTTAAGTTAGCAGCTCTTGGCCTTACTGCTGAGGATCTGAAAGCCTTGGGCCTTTAGAACAATCCTCTGAGATTGTGCCGAAGTTTGTAGCGGATTCTGCGGAAGCGACAGGATTGAAGTGGGCTGCCGCTAGTGGTGGTGGCAAGGTGTTGCAGGTTGTGACCGCTACTACATCTAGTAGCACTCAAACTTTTTCAACAAGTTATGCGGATACAGGATTAACTGCATCTATTACACCTACATTAAATACTTCAAAAGTTTTGGTTTTAGTTAGTCAAAATTTTTGGGTTGGTCGCAATGGAACTTCTTTAAGTCTTGGTGCAAGACTTATGAGAGGTTCAACAGAAATTCAAAAGAAATGGCCTACTTCCCTTGAAACACCAGGAGCGACATCAAACCCACTTGTTTCAGCTGTAGATATGGGCTCATCATATTTGGATTCACCAGCAACGACCTCATCAACTACATATAAAACGCAGTTCAAATTAAATGTTGCAGATAGCGGCGGCTGGGGCGCTTATGCAAATTATGATTCGACTGTGTCTAGCATTACTTTATTGGAAATAGGTGCTTAATGAAACAAAGCGAAAAAGCAAAAGCGATTTTACATATTCGGCCTAATGCACAATTTGTGCTAAGAGAATTAGAAATTGAATGGTTGGATGAAACTCAAACTCAGCCAAGTGAAGAAGAAATAAAAGCAGGTTGGGTTGCTTATCAAGAAGCACAAATAGCCGAAGCCGAAGCAAAGGCCGCCCAAAAGGCAGCCCTGCTAGATCGACTAGGGATTACTGCGGATGAGGCCAAACTGCTCCTAGCATAATCTTGAGGGATTGTGCTAGAGCCCTAGCGCTGCCTTAAGATCATCAACACTAAGTCCTACTGAAGCCAACTTTTCGGCAACTGTGAGTTCTTTAAGTTCTAATGGGTTGTGCGCTGCAAAAGCAGTTATCAATTCTGCTTCCGTTGCATTACCCGATAAATAAAAGCCATCTTCTATTTGAAAATAACTAAAACCTGTTTCTAAATTAAAAATATTTGAATCAACATATTTTGTTGGCTTATCTATTTTAATTTGCATAATTATAGACCCACTCTCGTTGCTGAAAATCTGCGCTCGGTGTAGTAAGTGCCTGTGCTGCTTTGTTGTAAAGACGCCGTGACATAATCAGTTGCGGCTAGGGCAGCAATTATTGTTAAAGAACCGCGACCAGCGGGATCAGACATAACTGTCGTGCCGTTCATATTTGCGCCATTTTTTTGGATTTGTAAATAGTGATAAGACGACCCAGCACCGCTAATTAAATAACTAATAGTAATAACATAAACTCCACCAAAACCACTAGGAACAGTTATTCTGTCTGTGTTTGTAGAGTTATTGTGGAAGCCATCTGTGTCGGTTTCTTCGCTTGTATAGGTAAGATTTAGCGCTGTTCCACCAGTAAAAGTTAGATTTCCATTTGTATAAGCGGTGCAAGTAGGCGCAGCCGCTTGTCCAGTAGAAGGTGCAGCCCACTTAAGTCCAGTGGATTCCGCAGAATCCGCTACGATGCTTCAGCTTGGCAAGGGGATTGTTCTCAGCACAATCGTGTGCGATTGTGGTTGACACCATAGGGTAGCCTTCGGGCTATGGAACTTACAGATATGGAAACCATCAAGGAGAAACTCCTTGCTCGGTATCAAATGCAGGGCTTTTCAATGGCTCTGTTTCGCAATGATTACAACCTCCTTGTAAGAATGGGGGTTCATCCTCAAATCGCAACTGTTGAGGACATAATGGCAGCCGTGATGGTGCCAAAGGCTGTTTCTACAAAAGGCACCTACGCAGCTCGCTTTCGATCCTTATTCAAGACCCTGAACAAAATGGGTGTCATTTCTAACAACTGTTATCTTGACCTTCCACCTGTTCGCAAATCTCGCGGGCTACCGCACCCACTAACGCCAAATGAAGCAAGGCTTGTAATGACCGAAGCCAAGCAACCAATGCGCGATTGGTTCATCATCGGATGCTCGGCAGGACTAAGGGCGATGGAAGTTGCCAACCTCAAAGGCATTGATTTAGAGCAAAGAGATGATGGCTACATTCTAAGAATTGCAGGCAAAGGCGGAACTGACTTGTCGGTTCCTGTGGCTCAAAAAGTGGCAGATGTAATCCTGTCCTATAAGACCCAAGGTCGTCTGTGGAATGTGACGAGCAATTGCCTTTCCAAGATGACGAGCGCAGAGATGAAGCGACTCAACATTGAAGTCAAAACCTTCCACGCTTGTCGCCATTACTTTGCAACCAATATGCTTGAGAAATCAGGCGGTGACCTTTTGGCAGTGCGCGACTTAATGCGCCACTCGTCAGTTGCCACCACTCAGGTTTACACTCAGCTCGCTTCGGGGAGAACTAGGTCACTCGTCAACCTCTTATGATTTACGAATGTGAAGACATCACTCGCACCATTGATGACCACATAGACGAATTCGAAAACATTGGGGTCTTACTGAAGGAGAAAAATGGCTTCAAGCAAGCAACTCACTGTCAATTCAACTGCTCAAATTCTAGTTGAGAGCTATGGCGAAAATCGTCTTGTAAGATTGCACAACGATGATTCACATCCTTGCTTTCTAGGTGGAAGTGATGTTAGCTCTACCAATGGATTTAAGTTTGACAAAAACACCACCATTGATTTGAATGTTCCGCTTAAAAGCGTGATTTATGCGGCGACAGCATCACCAAACACGACCACAGTTTCCGTTCTTTACTTGAAGCCATAAAATGAATCCAACCGATTGGGCAGGCTTTGTTGTCGCCCTTATTAGCATCCTTGGCTCAACTGCCCTTGGAGTAAAGTGGCTCGTCAAACATTATCTAAACGAACTCAAGCCAAATGGTGGAAGTTCGATAAAGGACAAAGTTGCCGTCTTAGAGGATAAGGTTGACTTCCTAACCGACATCGTGAAAGAAGCTCTGCTGAAATAATGTGTTCGCAACTTGATAAATTCTTAGAAGTGGCAACAGGCGAACTTGGCTACATTGAAGGCCCTGCCGATAATGAAACAAAGTATCAGAAGGCGAATCAGCCTTGGTGCGGTGCCTTCGTCAATTGGTGTGCCAAGCAAGTTGACTTGAAGATTCCTGATTGCACCTACACACCGGCAGGGGCAAAGGCGTTCGCCGAGGCGAAGCGTTGGCAAGACCTCGCCACCGCCGAGCCGATGCCTGGCGACTTAGCCTTCTTTGATTTTCCAAATGATAGCCTTGACCGCATCTCCCACATCGGTATCGTTGAAGAGGTCAAAGCCAATGGCACTGTCATCGTCATCGAAGGCAACACTTCACCTGATGTCAAAGGCGACCAACGCAATGGCGGTCAGGTATGTCGTAAGATTCGCGCTTACAAAGTAAAAAATCGGGGGAAAGTCCTTCCATCTCTGCCGGTGTTCATAGTGGGCTTCGGCAGACCTAAGTTCAAGGAGTGCAAATGCTCGACAAAGAAAAACTCATCGCAGTTGGTAGCACCTACGCAAGAGCAGGAGCAGCCTCAGTCGCAGCTCTCTACCTCGCCGACCCGTCACGCCCTTTGAAAGATTATGTTGCCTGCTTCGTTGCAGCATTCCTTGGCCCGATACTAAAGGCCATTGACCCAAAGGCTTCAGAGTTTGGGCGCGGAAGTAAGTAAGAAAATGAAATCGGGGAAGATTTTGGATGAGGCTAAACGCCTCACCGCAACGGATCGCCAAGATATTTATGGCGACCCATACATCAATCACAAGCGCATCGCCGACCTGTGGAGTGTTTATCTTGAAAAAGAGATAAGTGCTTCACAGGTCGCTTTGTGTTTATGTCTTGTCAAAATTGCTCGCTTGATTCAGACACCTGACCACGAAGATAGCATCATCGACTTGGCGGCTTACACCGCTATTTATGGGGAAATCAATGATAGTGAAAAATAATCTAGTGCTTGTGCCAACAAGAGGCAGGCCAAAGAATGCAGTTGAAGTTCTGCAAGCACACAGGCAGTTCTCTTGTCGCTCTGACCTGCTCTTCGTTGTGGACAAAGATGATGAGGAACTAATCAATTATCGCACCGCAGTCGGTGTCGAATACATCTTGGAGATTGAAAACACCACAAGGGGAATGGCTTATCCTGTCAATGTCGCTGCCAAGAAGTATGCCAATGAATACGAGTTCTTCACCTTCATTGGCGATGACCATAGATTCAGAACACCTGATTGGGATATTGCATTGAGTAAAGCCATAGGCACCGCCCCTGGCTTGGCTTATGGCAATGACCTGCTCCAAGGCCAAAATCTGCCAACTGCCGTGATGATGTCCAATGCCATCGTCAGCGCCCTCGGCGGGATGGTGCCACCGAAACTTCGCCACTTATACCTAGACAACTTTTGGAAGAAGTTAGGTGAAGACCTTGGCAACCTTGTTTATCTGCCTCAAGTCATCATCGAGCATTGCCATCCACTAGCAGGCAAAGCCGAGTGGGATGAGGGCTATCGCTCTGTCAATGCTCGTGAGGTTTATTCATTCGATGCCTTGGCCTATGACTTCTACATCAAGAGCGAGGACTATCAAGTCCTCTTGCGAGATTTATTGAAATGAAAGCAATTGCCTTTTCCTTATATGGCAATGATTCGCGCTACAACATCGGAGCTATTAAGAATGCAATCCTTGGCTCGCGCTATTTCCCTTTTGAGGATGGCTTCCGCCTAGTTTTCTATTGTGGACAGAGCGTTGATGAATGGGTCATTAGCACTTTGAATCTTGTCAAAGGCGTGAAGATTGTGAGAATGAGTGAACTGGAAGACAACACTGCAAGGTTATGGCGTTATCTTGCTTTCTCTGACACGCAATTTGAGGTCGTCATCTGCCGTGATGCTGATGCTCGTCTGTCTTTTCGTGACAGAATAGCGCACGAAGAATGGGAGCAATCAGGTCTTGATTATCACATCATCAAAGACCACAAGATAGGTCACAACTATCTAATAAGCGCGGGGATGTTTGCCGGCAAAACCGACAAGTTGCGCGATATGGCGCAACTAATTGCTTTCAATGAAATAGAGGATTACTACACAACCGACCAAGATTTTCTCGCATCTGAAATCTATCCGAGAGTTAAGAACTCCGTTCTCATTCACGATCCGTTCTTTGCAACACCTATTGAGGGCGATTCAATAAGAACCACGATTGGCTTTAATGCGCCGACTCCAACTTCACACATCGGAGCAGCTCTTGATGCCAATGACCGATTCA